GTAAGTTGACCGCCATAACAAGGTGTTGCGATCATAACACCATATTTTTTTTCTATTTTCATGATGTTACTACTGTAACACTTCCTAAATCAGTTGATAACAAATTTGTGCTTGCTTGTGCAATTCCAACAGCTGGAATAGAACCAGTAGGTGGAAATATTATATTTATTTGATCTGGTACACCGCCAGTAGCTGATAAATTAGCTTGTGGTCTAGCATCTTGTAAAGACTGAGCATCAGTAAAATATGTTAAATCTAATTGTGGTTGTTTTGGTTCAAACTCTGAATTATGTACAAAAGATCCATTCCATTCAAAAACCATTTCTTGATAAGGAAATTCTAAACCTGATCTATCAGATATTGCTCTTGCATATTGACCACCACTAAATTTATTATGCGGTGCTCTATGAGGTCTTGTACTTCTATCGCCTAATTTATTTGCCATTATGTATAAAATCTATTAGTTGTTGCAGGTAAAATTCTTGTAGAAGGTGTATCGTCACCAGCAACTAATCTAGTATAAGCTTGTTCATAATCTGTTTTTAATTCCATTCTTTGTGCTTGATCTATATTAACTCTTTTTTTTGAAAGATAATAAGCAAGACCTGCACACATACATTCAAAAGCTCTAAAAGGTATATCAAAATTTTGTTCTACTCCATTAACAGTAGAAGCAGTTACGTCTTGTATTTTTCTCATTCGATAATATCTAAGTGTATATGCTTTATCTGGAGCAGGATATATTTTTACTACAGGTGTATTTAATCTTTGTAAATAAAATTGTGTAGGTCTAGATTGTTGTGTTTTATTTGATATTGCAGCATAATCATTTAAACCTAATCTAGTCATACTGTATTCAGTATCACCATCTAAAACATTTGCATTAATAATATCTACAGTATCATAGTCTAAAGTATATTCAACAGTACCTTGAGAAATTGATAAATCTTTTAATTCAACAGTCCATTGATTGTAACCTCTATTAGCCCAATCGCTAAACATAATGTTTAGACTTCTTCGTGCTGAACGCACGTCATAACCTAAAATAGGATCGCCTCCTATTCTATCAAAAGCCTCTTGTATACAGTCATTAACTGTAAGATTGAATGTAGCTGTATTCGATGTAGCCATTATGCATGAAATGCTGTTAATCCAGCAACATTAGTTAAAGTTGCTTGAAGATTAGTCGAAAATTTTACACCTTCATCTGGTAAACCTATATTAACTGGTCCTGATGCTGCACTTGCAGATGTAGATACTGTAAATTTATTTGTACCGCCATCAGCAAAAACAACAGTTCCAGAATTAGCTGTTGGTGTAATTATAAAAGCTTTTAATCTAGTTGATCCACCAAATAATTCTTGTGTACCTGATGTATTAGAAGTAAAAGCTACATTTAGATCCGATCCTGCCATTGTTCCTCCTATATTAAATTTTGTTTTTTAAGACTTTCAAATAATAACTTAATTCTGTCGTCTTGGCTAGTTGGTTGTGTTAAATAAGGTGTAACATAATTTTTAGCTACCGCAGTTGAAAAATCTAATGGTTTATTTAAAGAAAATTTAGTTCCTTTAAAAGGATCTGCTGTTTTTGAGCTTAAATTAGTTTTATCACCAAATGTAGAAATAACTTTTTCTATATCTGCTAATTTTTCGTCTAATCCTTTTTCTTTTTTTTCTTGTTCTTTTTTATCTTCAGCTTGTTTTAAAATTTGTTCTATATCTGATGATTCTTCATCACTATCTTTTTGTTCGATAGATTTAATTTTTTCTTGTTCTTTTTCTATAGCTGCTTTAATAGATTCAGCGGTACTTCTTTCTTCTTCATCTTCAATATTTGAATTATCAAAATTTTTTAATGCATTTCCTTCTTTTCTTAAAAAATCAAAATTAAATTCCATAAATCTCCTTTAATAAGGAGGACCCATAAGGGTCCCCCTAATAAGTATTATGCTGGAACATCTCCCGCATCTGCAATTGAATTATTTTGCATATACAAAACAGTAACAGTTGCATTACCAGTTGTTCCATCTCCATCAGTACCAGTAAAGTCAGCTAAAACTTGAATATCAGTTGTACCAATATTTGTTGCTTCAGTATCTAAAGTACCTCTAGTAGTTCCTAATGATTTAACACTTGTAGATGGAATGAAAGCATTACCATCATCAGCTGTTCCAACAATTATTGTTGCAGCATTAGTATCATTATTAACAGTTGTTACATTTAATATAACATCTACTATTTGTGAATTAGCAGGAATAGTCCCGCAAACTTGATTTAAGTGAGAAGCTCCTGTTATGTCAACCTTTGCAGATTGTGCCATAACAACAAAACCAGTATTAGCAACATTTGCTCCTAATGAAGTTCCAGAAGTTTCTCTAATCGTTCCCGCTTTTATCGGTCCCGAAAAAGTAGTTGTTCCCATAGTCTACCTCCTTAGTAGTCAGCCTAAGCTGTCGTAGGGTAACTAGGCGTATTGCTACGCCTAGTTAAAGTTTATTATTAATCTGCGCCTTGAGATCCGTAAACGGCTCTCCAGTCAGTGAAACCGAAAGAGTATCTTTCTCTTACTTTGTATCTCAAGTTACCAGTTTCAAAATCACCTTCGACAGCTTTTTTGATTGGTGCTCTAACAAAGTGTTTCATTCCATCAGGACAATCAGTCATAATAAAGTATTGGTCCGTGTCAGTTAGTCTTTGGTTTACGACTACTCCGCCCGGGATCATACCCATATTTCTCATTGCATTGATGTCATTGTCTGCAGTACCAGGTCTTAAATTAGACTTTAATACTCTTTCAGCAATAAACACTAAGTTTGGTGGAACAATTAACTTTTGTCCAGTTAGTGCAATTGGTATACCTCTATCATCTTCGGCTTGTGCTATTTGAATTAAAAGTGTCTCCAAAGAAGTTTCACTTAAATCAGCAGCAGTTCCTAATTTGTTAGAAGCTGTACCGCCACCACCTAATGGGTGTGAAGCAGACAACAAAGGTTGTCCATCGCCACCTAATTGTGATGAGCTAGTTGCATTGTTTAAGATGTTTGCACCTTTTATTTCTTTAGTATGTTGCATTGATCTTGCTAAAGCTCTAGCATATTTTGCACCTAAAGATCCGTATAAACCATCTTCTTCAGCTTCCTCAGTAATTGAGAATGCTAAAGCAATAGTTTCATGTACGTATCTTGATACAAATCCTTCTCTGCCAGATTCATAAGATATTGCAGCACCTTCAGCTTTTGTTGGTGCAGCTCCGAAGCCGATCATTTGTACATCTTCTTCGAAAGCTTTTTGTGATTGCTCTGTAGAGTATATTTCTCTCCATTGTTCTGGATATCTATCATACTCCATACCAAACACGGTATTTAAACCTAGATTGAGCTGTTTGGTAAATAGTGCTCTATTTAATGCCATTGTTCAATCTCCTTAGACACCAGCCTGACGAGTACCGTATAAGTGTAAGTTAATTACAACTTCTACGTCAGCATCAGCTCCGACATCATTGTTTGGTTTGTCTACTAATCTTAATATTCTCAAGACTTTAGCAGTAGTAGCAAGTGTACTAATATCTAATTCGTCTGTTGAATAACCGAAAGTAGTGTTTGCAGTACCAATTGTAACATTAGCCAATTCACCTACGTTTGCGTTTGCGAATGTGCCGTTACATTGAACTTGGTATGTTATATTTGGATCGTCATACACTAAAGCCTTTACTGCAGTATTAGCTTTTACAGCTGTACTTGCATTCCAGATTTTAGAGAACTTGACATCACCAGTAGAGTTTTCAATGTATTCCACTCCGTAAAATACACCTAATGCTGTTCCGCCAGCAGTACCTCTAATCACTGTACCATCTGTAGTCATAGTTACTAAGTCTCCAGATGCGATTGCAGTACCGTAGCTATTAGCAATAGGGTATTCTTGTGGTCTGATAACTCCACCTGTTAAGTGCCTCAAAGGTACGAAACCAATGGGTGTGTTAGCATTTGCCATTTTTTAGTCTCCTATTTATAGTTACTCTTTAAAGCCTCCTCTAGTAACTGAAGTCTTGAAGGACTTCTGAATAGGATTTCCAGGTTGTTCTACTTTGTGGATATCTTGTTCGACCGATCTCATTAAGTTTTCAGTCATTCTTGCGTAATACATATTACGTTCATTTACCATTTCTTCTGGCATTTCACAGAGTAGCATTCCTTCGATACCTATATGACCAGCAAACTTACCATGTTCTATCGTTGGAAAATGTTCAGCATTCTTAACCGTTTTAGGGTCACGAGGTTGCCAACCTTCTCTCAATCGTTTGGCTACGTTTGTCGGTGTTTCCTGACCTAGAACCATAGTTGCAATCCATCTCTGTTTGTAACCAGGTCTTGGTTCAGGAGCCTCCAATAAATTACTAGGGCGCCATTGTGAAACCTTTGCTTTATCAGCTCTAGTTTCGTTATTTATTTTATTACTCATAGTCGTGCTCCTTTACCTTCACGTATTGTTGCTAAAGGTTTTTACTTCTTTAGCAAACCGCTTTAGTGCCGCTTCATCATTAATATCAATACCAAAAGTTTGCGCAGTTCTGATATCATCTTGAGTTAGCTTAACTCTATTACTGTCTGTTCCTTTTTTACGAGAAAC